ATTTTCTTGCGATGCGGGCCGGAACTCAGCACGCGCGACAGGTAATTCGGATCGCGGCCAACGGCTTCCGCGAGCTCGCGCTGCACGCCCTTGAAACGATCGCGCATCAGCTCGCGCAAGCGCCGTTGCCTTATGTCGTATAGGTCAACCACTACTACATTTTGCTGATCTATACCTAAAGGTAAATGACCTGCGGGTATTGACAGGAGATTACCCACGGGTAAAGTGCGGGCACATGGAAGAGCTACGCGCATACCTGAAAACCCTGTCCCCGGTGGAGCAAGAAGCCTTCGCCGCGCGGTGCAAAACGACGATCGGGTACCTGCGCAAAGCGCTTTCCAAGGGTCAGGCCATCGGCGAATCGATCGTGATCGCGATGGAGCGCGAGAGCGCGCGCGCCGTGACGTGCGAGTCGATCCGCCCGGATGTCGATTGGGCCTATCTGCGAGGCACGCGAAAGCATCCCGCGAGAACCGCCGCCTAACCACTGCAGAACAAGAGGGGAGGCCGAGACTTTGGCCCGTGCATTCGACATAAACCTAACAGCCGCTCCTACGGGAAAACCTGATTGGCGGACCATATACAGCTTTGTTAGGCGGCGCAAGCTGTATGCGACGTAATCCGCGTGAATTCCTACAAGGTTCACACGCGTGATGCCTAACAACCATTTCAGGGCATGCCGCGCGAGTCGCGGTTTTTTTGGACCTCAAGGCTTTTTTGTAGGTGGATTCGGCCTCGGTCCTCGGCTCCGCGCTGTCGGAGTGCCTAACAATTCGCTGACAGACTCCGCGAATAGCCGGCGGTGCCCGTGACCGCCGGTGTCTTTGAGTACGTCGCAGACGGCGACTACTTCCGAATTCCGCTGAGTGGCGGCGGCGGCTACGTCGCGATCGTGAGCCCGGAAGATATCGAAATCGTCCGGCCGTACACCTGGCGCATCCACATCCGGTCGCGCTCGAACCGCAAGACCTACGCGCGCGTGCAAATCCGCATTGGCAAGGGCAAGCGCGCGTATATCTGGATGCATCGGCTGATCATGGGCCTGAGCGCGGAGTCACTTCGCGTCGTCGACCACGAAGACAGCGATGGTCTCAACAACCGACGCAAGAACCTGCGGATCGCGCTGGAAAAGCAGAACGCGTGCAACAAACGCACGATACACAGCGCGACCGGATTCAAGGGCGTGCAGCGCGCCGGCAAACGATTCACGGCGGCGATCCGCGTCGCCGGCACCTCGAAGCACCTCGGCACATTCGACACGGCCGAGCTGGCTGCCGCTGCCTACGATCGCGCGGCGCGGAAGATGCACGGCAAGTTCGCCGCAACGAACGCCGAGCTGCGACCGGCGCAGGCGGCGGCATGAATCGCCCGTGGTTCCGCATGCATGCCGAGGCCGTCGACGACGAGAAGCTGCGGCTCCTGGCGTTCGAGGATCGCTGGCACTTCGTCGCGCTGCTGTGCCTCAAGGCGCAGGGAACGCTCGACTCAGACGCGCCGCGAATGGAGCAGCGCATCGCGCTCAAGCTCGGCCTGCAGCTTCCGCAGCTCGACGAACTCAAGCGACGGCTGCTCGAAATCCGGCTCATCGATGAAACGTTTCAGCCTGTTTCATGGGGCAAACGGCAGTACGAATCCGACACCTCCACGGAGCGTGTTAGAGCCCATCGTGCGAAGGTGGCAGCGGAGAAGCAACTCGCTGAAATCAAAGGCGGAACAGGGGTGCAACGCCGAGGAAACGTTTCTGTAACGCCCTCAGAGCAGAACAGAGCAGAGGCAGAACAGAGCAGAGCAGAGAGACGCGCGCGCGACGTTTCACGGGGAACCTCGAAAGACGGAACCGCGCTGACTGGCATGTCGGAGTCGGAGGAAATTCTCGCCGAACTCACGAACGCCTGGCAGCGCGACGTCGAGGGCGTGAACGTCCCCGAGCTGCAGCGCTTTTTCGAGTTTGCGGAGCGCCATCCCGACAAGCCGAAGCGCTACAGCGCGACCGCGCGAATCTCGCTCGCGAAGAAACTCTCGGGCATGGGCGACGCGGAGCACCAGCGCCGAATCGTCGAGCAATCCATGTCCGCCGATCACGTCGTGCTGTACCCGCTCAAGGATCGGCCGGCGCAACTGCGCAAGGGCGATATCGACCCTGCGGCGAAGGTCGCCACCGAGTCGCGCGACTGGTGCCAGCTCAAGGTGCGCGCCGAGGCGATCGGTTTCCGTGCCCGCACTCCCTCCGACGATTTGGTCGGCTACCGCACGTTGCTCGAACGCGCAGAGAACGCCGCGCCGCGCGCGAAGCGAATCAGGACCGCCACCGAACTACTTGCGAGGCCGTCGTGACGCGCGTCGAAAACAACCGCCGGTACTACGACAAAGCTCGTCGCAAAGTTCACGCGGGACCGCTGGCGCCGCTCTGCCGCCAAGCTGGTCCTACCGGCAAAGTCGTGACCTGCAAGACCTGCCTGATGGTGCAGAAGGCTCGCGCGGTCGGGAAGCGAATCAACGAATGGGAACAGAAGCGACTCGATGCTCTGTTTCGCCAAAAGTCCGCCGAGCGCTCCGCCAAGTGGCGCGCGAACAATCTCGACAAGGCGCGCGCCGCGAGCAGGCGATGGCGCGAAAAGAATCTCGACGTCATGCGCGTCATTCAGCGCGAGTGGTACGCGAAGAATCGCGATCACGTCATGACCTATCAACGCAATCGTCGCCGCGCAATGGAGCAACGACCATGAACACAGAATCGCAAAAGCTGGCGATACAGCGCCACCTCTCGAAACCGGGGCGGACGATCACGCCGCGCGAAGCTCGCCGCCTCTGCGGCTGCGATCGTCTCGCTGCTCGCATGTACGAACTCAAGGGCGACGGCTGGCCGGTCGACGGCGAGAAGATCGACGTCGGCCTCGGGAAGCGCGTTAAGCGCTACTGGTTTAAACGACCGGCGCGGGCGTGCCGGAAGGTGCGCAAGTGAGGACGCGCGTCGTGTTGGCGATCTCGGTGCTGTGCTTTATCGCGTCGTGCGTGATGTCGGAGCGCAAGCAATGCACCGACAATTTGGTCGCGCTGGCCGCATGCCGCGATGAGCCGCAATGCTTCTCGCGACCCGCCGACTACCGCAAGGCCGCGCGCTGTGTCCGCGTGTGGTGGCTGCGATGAACGTGCCGAAAATTCTGCAGCACCCACACGGAGCGCTGCGCACGCCGTGCTCGCCCGTCACTGAATTCGGCGAGCCGATCCGCGCGCTGGCGCGCGACATGTTCACCGCGATGAGATTCAGCGGCGCGAGAGGCGTCGGCCTCGCTGCGAATCAAATCGGCGACTTCCGCCGCGTGATCGTCACGGACGCGAGCGGCAGCGGCGTCGACATGCGCGTGATGGTGAACCCGGTGATCGTGCGCCGCGCCGACTGGCAGACGGTCAATGACGGCTGCCTGTCGGTCGGTCGCGGCAAACAATTCGGCCGCACGCGACGCTCGAAGCGTATCTGGCTCGAATTTCAGGACGAGGACGGCAACGCGCAGAAGCTCAAGGCGTCGGGTTTCTTCGCGGGCATCCTGCAGCACGAGCTCGATCACCTCGACGGCGTGCTGTTCATCGACCAGCTCGCGGCGGTGGCGTGATGAACGCGCTCGCCATGCTGGTCTATCTGCTCGGGTATCGCAGGCAAAAGCGGGCGCACGAGTGTTGCGTCTGCAAGGAGACGACAACGACTTCGTGCATCGCGTTTCTCGGTGCCCGCCGGTTTTGCGCCGCATGCGCTCGGCGGGTGATGTCGTGACCTTCCGCCCGCATACCGGCCTCTACGGCCAGCGATGGGACCTGATCAACGGAGACGGTCACTACGCGATCCGCTTCGACCATTCAGATCCCCGCGAAACGAAGTTCACGGCGCTATTCGTTCCCGGACTTTGGGCGAACGCCGAAGAGATCGGCGTCCGCAAAACACAGGCCGACGCCGAGACCCTGTGTGGCAAACACGCGGCGAAGGCGCTGACGATCAAGGCGATAAAAAACCTAGCTACAGGAGTGAATTGACGATGACCATGCACGTGAAGATCGAGAAATATCAGGACGACTCGTGGCAAGCGAGAGTCCGCGCGGTCGATTTCTACGCGGACACGCCGGGAGGCGAGCCGGTGCCGCATGTGAGTGATCTCGGCCTGCTCAAGAAGCAGGGCGAGTCGGTGACGGTGTATTGCACGAGTTCGCGGTCGCTGTCGATCACCGAAGAAATCCTCGACTCGGAACTCGTGAAGGCCGAGGAGCCGTCCGATCCAGTCGGGACCGAGCCGACTACCGATGCCGGCGGCAACGATGGCGCCGCCGCGGAACCTGCCGCAGTCTGATCGATGAAGAATTCCCGCGACGGGTCCCGCGCTTCTTCCGGCCGCCATTCGAGGCAATCAACGCCGAGCAAGAACACGGACCCGTCGCGGGGATGCGATGGAAAAATGCGATTCGAGACGTACACCCACGCGGAACGATCGGCGCAGTTTGCGCGGCGCTCGCACCGGACGGGATACAAGGCGTATCGATGCCGACACTGTCGCGGCTTTCACTACGGCACCAGCACGAAGAAAAGGGGCGGAATGCGAAAAAGGTTTCAACTGTTCAACCTGGGAGACGTGGAATGAGCCCCGAGAAAGTTCAACTGCTGCTGGCGCAGCTCGACAAAGTGCGGATCGCCGCCGAGGACGCAGCAAAGCTGTGCGGCATGCCCGAGCGATTGCTCGCGCCGTTCTTCATGCGGCCAATGCCCGCTGGCGACTGGATACTCGAGCTGGCGAAGACGCAGCCTCGCAATCCCGGCCTCGTGCAATTCATGACCGATCACATGCCGGAAATGCCGCCTGCGCGATTGCAGGGTGCGAAGCATGACGGCCCCAACAAAGTGAAGAAGGGCGAGCGTGGCAAGAAAGCCGCCTAAGAAACCCAAGGCGAAGAAGCCGGGCAAGCCGAAGGGAACACCGCCGGTCGCGCAGCAACTCGAAACGGCGTTGCATGGCGTCGACGAGACGGCTGCGCCCGTGGGGCGGCCGACCGACTACAAGCGCGAGTTCTGCGGTCAGGCGAAGAAGCTGTGCGAGATCGGCGCGATCGACACGGAGATCGCTGATTTCTTCGGCGTCGATGTGCGAACGCTGTATCGCTGGCGCCTTGGGCACCCGGAGTTTTGTCAGGCCCTAAAGGCCGGCAAGAAGCTCGCCGACGACCGGGTAGAGCATGCGCTGTATCGCCGCGCGACGGGCTTCTCGCACGACGCGGTGAAGATTTTCTGCGACAAGGACAACGGCGTCACGAAGGTCGAATACATGGAGCAGTTTCCACCGGATACGACGGCGTGCATTTTCTGGCTCAAGAATCGACGCCGCGAAGAGTGGCGCGACAAGATTGATCATTCACACAGCGGCATTCCGCCGGCTGCACCGGCCACGATCATCATCGGCGGAAAGAAGGTTTGAGCTTCCAGTACATCGCGCCGCCGACGATCGAGCGGTTCCTGATGTCGGGCGCGTTCGTGCGCGGGATCATGGGTCCGATCGGCTCAGGCAAGTCGACAGGATGCGTCATGGAGCTGTATCGCCGCGCGTGCGAGCAGAAGCCCGGCCCGAACGGCCTGCGCATGACGCGATGGGTCGCGGTGCGCAACACCTACCGAGAGCTGGAAGACACGACGGTCAAGACGTTCCTCTCGTGGTTCCCGGAGAACAGCCCGCACGGGTCGATGAACTGGAACGACATGACCTACACCTGGCGCTTTGCGGACGTGCATTGCGAGGTGCTGTTCCGCGCGCTGGATAGGCCGGGCGACATCAAGAAGCTGCTCTCGCTCGAAGCGACCGGGTTCTGGTTCAACGAGGCGCGCGAAATTGCGAAAGCGTTGATCGACGCAGCCACGGGTCGCGTCGGTCGGTTCCCTGCGATGAAGGATGGCGGCCCGACATGGTACGGGCTCATCCTCGACACGAATCCGCCGGACACCGATCATTGGTGGTATCGCACGTTCGAGGACGACAAGCCGGACGGCTTCGCTCTGTTCCGCCAGCCGAGCGGCCGTGGCCCCGATGCCGAAAACATCGCGAACCTCGTGCCTAACTACTATCGCACGCTCATGGCCGGCAAGACGCCGGAGTGGATCAAGGTCTACGTCGACGGTGACTATGGCTTCGTGCAGGACGGCAAGCCCGTATTCCCGGAGTACAAAGATCACATTCACTGCATTGAATTCGAGCTGGACAAGCGCCGGCCGCTCATCGTCGGTATGGACTTCGGCCTCACGCCGGCAGCAGCGTTCGGGCAGAAAGACGTCATGGGGCGGTATCGCTGGCGCTACGAACTAGTGACCGAGCACATGGGCGCGAAGCGGTTCGGCGAGCAGTTCAACGCATTCGTTAGTGAGAAGCTGCAGGGCTTCGAGTTCGCCTCGATCACTGGCGATCCTGCAGGTAATCAGGAATCGCAGGCCGACGAGAACACGCCGTTCCTCATGCTCAAGGCGTTGGGCATTCACGCGAAGCCGGCGTTCACCAACGATCCGACGATACGGCGCGAGGCGATTGCGGTGCCGATGGGGCGGCTCATCGACGGCGCGCCTGGCTGGCTCATCCATCCCGACATGAAGACCTCGCGCAAGGGATTCATGGGCGGCTATCGCTACAAGCGCGTGCAGATCATCGGCGAAGAGCGCTACCACGATAAGCCTGACAAGAACCACTTCTCGCACATCTGCGAGGCGAATGAATACGGGATGGTCGGAGCGGGCGAGGGCAAGCTGCTGATCCGCGCGAAGGGCGCACGCGTCGGCGAGTTGCGCGTCGAGACCGGAAGCGCGTTCGACGATTAGCTTGAAGTGAGCCCGAGCTTCGGCATTCTCGGCCGCGATGGGATTCCTCTTCAAAGCTCCGAAGGTAAAAGTGCCGAAGGCGGAAACGCCGGCACCCGCTCCAACGATTGACGACACGGTGCGTCAGCGAACCGAAAGCGACCGCTTGCGCCGTCGTCGCGGATCGCAGGGGAACATCATGACGGGGCCGCTCGGCGCTTCGATCCCTGCCGGCAACACGCCGGTCAAGCAACTCACCGGCCAGTAAGGAAAAGCGCGTATGGCGATCACAGTCACGAAGCGAGCGCTGCAGCCTGGCGTCGCGCAGCACCACAACGACGGTGCGCCGCATGTCATTGCGCGCGACGAATGGAACTACACAGTCCTTGATCTCGCGACCGACGCGGCTGCGGCTATCAGCGGCGGTCTACCTGCGGTGCTCGGCGGCATCTACGTCGAGACGGTGCTCTCGGCTCATGCGTGCCCGATCCTCGACAACGCAACGCAGCTTTTCACTCTGCCGGCGAGCCTCGCGGCTGGTTCTGCCGTGACGTGGTGCCGTGGCATGCGTTTCGAGACGTCGCTGGTGATCAACTCGAACGACGCCGCGACCGGAACCATCGTTGTGATGTGGCGCCTGATCTAAGGCGCACACATGGACCCGCGCGCACGCGCCGACCAAGACCTCATTTGTCAGCTTGAGTCCGATCGCTCAACGCTGACCGCGCACTATGCCGAGCTGGCGCGCTACATCTGGCCGGACCACGGAATCTTCTACCGCTCGAAGGGCGAGCCAGAGGGCGGCAAGCGCGCGAACGAGATCGTAGATACGACAGCGCCGATCGCCGCCGACCGCTGCGCCTCGGCCCTGATGAGCATGACGGCGCCTTCGCATCGTCAATACCATCGGCTTGCCGTCGATGACGAAGACCTCAAGGATGATCTTGAGGTGACTCAGTGGTTAGAGCAAACGAATGACACGCTCTTCCGCCGACGCTACGCTCCGAATTCAGGCTTCGCCGCGCAGTACCATGAGTGCTGCAAGTCGGCCGTCGTCTTCGGGCCGATGGCGACGTTCATCGAGGACGTCGTGAGCGCGGACGGCAGTTCGTACAACTGCTACCACTCGCTCAGCGTCAGCAACACCTACCTCACCGTTGACGACAAGAATCGCGTCGACGGATTCGCGCGCCGGCTGGAATACAACGCGAAGCAGCTCGCCGAGAAGTTCGGCGAGGACAAACTGCCGCCGCGAGTGCGCGAGTGCCTGAACTCGAAGTCGCAGGGAAAGCGCCTGCAGAAGTGGGGTGTCGTTCATGTCGTGGACCCCATGCCGCAGAAGCAAAATGTCACCGGCTTCACTCATTCCTCGCGGTACTCCATCGTCGAAGGGACGGCCATGCTCGAAGAGCGCGGCTATCGCGGATTACCGCTGGCCTCCGCTCGCTATGCGACGCTGCCCGGCGAGCAATACGGACGCTCGATTGCGATGCTCCTCTTGCCCTCCATCAAGGGACTGAACAAGGCGAAGCGCGACTTCATTGTCGGCATCCACAAGCAAGTCGACCCGCCGCTACTCGCTCACGATGACGACGGCGTTATGACGGTGATCAAGGCGGTCGCGGGCAAGGCGACTCAGGGCGGAGTGACGGCCGACGGCAAGCCGCTCGTGCTGCCGCTCTCGCAGCCTGGCCGGCTCGATTGGGCCGACAAGTACCTGCAGGACGAGAAGCGGCAGATCAACGACGGCTTCATGACGTCGCTGTTTCAGATTCTCACGGAACAGCCGACGCGCCAACAGACGGCATACGAGGTCAGCGTGCGCGAGGTCGAGAAGGCCGCTCTCATGTCGCCGTCGACCGATCGGATCAATGACGAATACTTCGCGGTGTGCGTGCGGCGCGAGCTATCTATCGCGGAAGAGGCCGGCGACATTGCGCCGATGCCCGAGTCGCTGCGCAATCGTCGGCACGCGATCAAGGTGATCCACGTCGGCGACCTCTCCGTCGCGCAGCAGGCCGAGAAGATTCTCGGCATTCAGCGCGCGCTCGAAGTGGCGCCGCTGTTCGCCGAGCAGGACCCGACGGCCGCGAAGCGCGTGAAGTGGGCGGACGCATACCGGCAATTCGCCGAGGGCGTCGGCATGTCGGCCGACCTCTTGCGCACCGACGAAGAAATGGACGAGTTGCGCGAGCAGGACGAGCAGCAGCAGGCGGCGGCAGCGATGGCCGGTGCTGCGCCTGGCGCTGGCGTCGCCGCGAAGAACTTCGCGCAGGCTGAGCAGATTCGCAACGAGCAGCAAGCCGGACTCGGCAACCTCGTATGAGCGACAAGGAAGGCGTGACGCTCGCGTTTCAGCGAGTGTTTGGCACCAACGACAACCATCGCTCGAAAGAGCAGCGCATCGTGCTCGCACGTCTGCGCGAGCTGGCGAAGCCGGGCGAATCACAGTGGTTAGCCGGGCAGGACGACACGGCTCTTTCGTTCGCTCAAGGCCGGCTTCGGATGTGGCACGCGATCGCGAAGCACATCGAGCCGCAGCCGGAAACCCTTCGAGAATTACTCGGCCCGTCGGCCGATCTAGGAGACGACGACAATGACGACTCAAGCACCTAACTCGGGCGATCCGGGCGTGCAACCTGCGGCATGGGCGCCTACGGAGTACACCGAACTTGTAACCGCGAAGGGCTGGAAAGGCCCGGGCGACGCACTCAAGTCATACACCGAGCTTGAAACCTTTCGAGGCGCGCCGGCAGACCGACTGCTCAAGATTCCAGACGCCGACAAGATCGACGACGCGTTTCGCGGCGACGTCTTTAAGCGCATCGGTTACACGCCGCCGACGATTCCGAAAGGCCCGGACAAGCCCGAGGACTACGGTCTCAGCTTCGAGGGCGCTCCGCCGGAATTCGCGACCGGCCTCTCGGCTCTGGCGCACAAGCACGGCATCAGCGTCGAGGCAATGAAAGAGTTGTCCGCGTTCAACACGAACTTCGGCAAGGAACATGGCACGAAGGCGCAGGCCGCGCAGCAAGCGGCCGACGAAAAGACGTGGGGCGATCGACACACGGCCGTTGAAGGCAAGCTCAAGGAACGCTTCGGCGACAAGTACGCGGCGACGAGCGAGTTGATGACGCGCGAGGCGATGCGCGTCGGCTTCAAGGATGCGGCCGGCCTCGAAGCATTCGAGCGCAATCTCGCGCTCGGCGACGAGAACGATCTCGGGATCTGGCGCAGTACGCTCGCGGACCTGGCCGAAGCTCGGCGCGAAGGGCCGCTGCACAAGAGTCCGAACGGCGGGCCGATGTCTGCGGAGACGGCGAAGGCCGAACTCGCGGCGAAGCGGAACAATTCCGAGTGGGTGACGAAAGCGCTCACGCGGGGAACGCCGGAAGCCGAAGAGAATATTCGCCTCAACGTGCTCGCGTCCGGCGGTGTCGTCGACGAGGCGGCGGTGCGGCGGCAGGCGAAAGGATTGGCGGCCGAAGTCGAGAGTTGACGGAACACTTGATGTGTGTCCGGCCGGCGGTATCGTCGGCCCCGAAGTAAAGAAAATCCTTGAGCGGCCGGCGGCCTAACAAGCCGCCTGCCGAACGAGGAAGCAGACAACCGAGAGGCCTGCTGACCCCGATAACTCGGGAGTGTGCGCGACCTCACTCGCGAATGTGGTGGCCCCGCTCCGGCGGACAAGCCCTGCGAAAGCAGAGCGTTTGTCACATCAGGAGTTAGCCACCATGGCCGAAATCGAAACCCACTACGTCGATACATTCAAGAACAACGTCGAGCTGCTCTCACAGCAGAGCATCTCGAAGCTCGAAGCCCTCGTCGAGAATCAGCCCTGCGAAGGCAAGGCGTGCGCAGTCCGCGACCAGTTCGGCTCTGTCGAAGCTCGCGAGAAGACCGAGCGCCACGAGGACACCAAGTACAGCGAAACCCCGCGCGCCCGGCGCTGGCTGCTGCCGCGTGAGTTCTACACGGCGGAGCTGTACGACAAGTCCGATCTGATCCGCATGCTGACCGACCCGCAGTCGGCTCTCGTGCGCGCCCACGTCGCCGGCATGAACCGCGCGAAGGATGGCGTCATCCTTGCCGCGTTCTACGCTGCGGCTGCGACGGGCGAAACCGCCACGACCGGCACGACCGCCTACGTCACGACCAACGACATCGCGGCCGACATCGACTTGTCGGGCACGGCGTCCGGCCTGTCGCCTTTCAAGCTCGTGAAGGGCAAACAGGTATTCATCGACCGCAACGTCGAGGTCGACCAGGAAGTTCCGAACTGCCTGATCAATGGCAAAGCGTGGGCCGATATGTTCGGCAACTCGCAGTTCATCTCGGGGGACTACAACCCGGAAAAGCCGCTCATGCGCGCGCCGACGGCTATCTACTCGTCCGGCGCGAACCTGACGACCATCTCGCGCAGCGACTTCCCCGCCAACTCCACGACCGAGTGGTACCTGCCGTACTGGCTCAAGTCCGGAATGGTGCTCGGCAAGTGGGCTGGCCGCGAGGTCACGGTGGTTCGCTTGCCCGGCAAGGTGTCGAGCTGGGAAGTGAAGATCACGGAGAGTTTTGCGGCCTGCCGGGTCGATGAACTCAAAGTGACGCGTATCAAAATCAAGTACGCCTAACTAGCGGCGCACTAGGAGCAAACGACAATGGCAGTCACTTACCCGACACAGTGGGGCTCCGTAGCCTCCCCGACTCGTCCAAAGCAGAAGGCGACGACCTCGCCCCTGCGCGTGGTCGAGGCAACCTTCACCATGGCGGCGCAAACCACTTCCGACACGCTCGCGATGCGATTGCCGAAAGGCTTTCGCCCCGAGTTTCTCGGGCTGTTTCCGTCCGCCACACTCGGCTCAAGCACGATCTCGATCGGCCCCACGGGGACGCTCGGCAAGTATCGGGCGGCGGCTGCGATCACGGTGACGACTCTCGCGCCCGTCCTGCTCGGCACCGATGCCGTGCTGACGGCCGACGAGGACCTGATCCTTACGATCGCGGCGGCGACCATGCCGGCCTCCGGCACGCTGACCGTGCGGTTCTACGGCACCGAGACGTGATCGAAGGTGATCGCCAAGACGAGGCGCGGCCAGCTCTCAAGGCTGGCCGCGCTTGCTTGACGCTCCTGATCACAGACAAGGACGGCAACAAGCGCGTCGTCGAATGCGAAGCGGACATCTCGCCGCCTGGCATTCAGATCAATCAACCGATCGAAGCACAAGGGCCTAACTAAATGGCTGTCTCCCACTCAACGAACGTCCGCAACGCGGGCGCGAACGCGAAGCTCGCTCTGCTCAATGGCGGATCGGCGAACGCCGCTGGCATCGCACGATTTCGCACGGCCGCGAACGTAATCGTCGCCGGCCTAGCCCTTTCAAACCCCGCATTCGCCAATGCCTCCAACGGTGTCGCTACCGCTGCTGCAATCACGGCCGACACCAACGCCGTTGGCGGCGTGATTGCGATCCTGACACTCGAGGATCGGGACCGTAACGTTTGCATCACGGCGAGCGATATCCGCACGACCTCGGGCGGCGATCTGCAGGGCAACAACCTCACCGTTGGTGCCGGCGATACCGTGCAGATTCTCTCGCTGAGTTATGTCGAGTCTCAGTAAGGCGCGGCCGTGGCAAAGGCCGTCAACTCCAAGACCTGGGCGATCCCGATCCGAAGCAACGGGCAGCGCTACAGCGCACCGCCCGTAACGCCGCCAACGGCGATCGGCCGCACTGTTGACGGCGCGACGCAGGTCACGCTCTTGGCGACCGGCGGGGCTTCCTCACTTGGGGACAATGCCGGATATCGATATCGGCGCGATGGCGTGCTGCTCAATGCTGTCGCGACCGCGAGCGCATACATCAACAGCGGCCTGACGGCCGGAACGACGTACAGCTATACCGCGACGCTGGTCGACTCCGCCGGCAACGAGTCGGACGTCTCGGCAGCCTTCGTCGCTGTAACTCCGGTCAGCTCCGACACGATCGCGCCGACGGTCGCGGTGATCTCCGCGCAGCCTCTCTCGCAAAGCACGATTCGCGTGACGCTGCTGACGCCCTCGACCGATGCCGGCGGCTTTCGCGACTACACGCTGCAGTCATCGAACACGGCCAGCGGGCCGTGGGCAGACGTTATCGCGGCCCTACAGGCGGCATCGTTTCCGTACACGCATGCCGGACTGCCGGCGAGCACGCTGCGCTATTTCCGGCTGCTGGCCTTCGACACCGTAGGCAACTCATCGACGTCTGCCGTCGTCAACGCGACGACGCTTAGCAGCGGAAGCGGCTTCTCGTCGATGCAGAGCATCATCGCCACGGGCGGCCCCTTCGGCACGAATCCCGGAATCATCGAATCACTGGCCGGGCCGAACGGCGCTATCGAGCAGATTGCGACCGGCGCGCCGTTGGTTCCGCGCGCCGATTGGCAGGAAACCATCGGGCCGACGGCGACCTACCATCGTATTCAGGCCACGCGAAGCTGGTCAGGCAGCAAGGCGATCAACTGCGATTCGTGGTATCCCGGCCAAGAGGTCGGCGGCAATGGAAACCGTGGGCGGTTCGGCATCGCTTACGACATGGGCGCAACGACGCGTCAGTTCATCGCCGACTATCTAGTCTATTTCGATCCCGCCAACACGTCTGGCGGCGCCGGACAGTGGAAAATTTACAGGTTTACGCAGCACCCGGACGTCAACGACGCAAACGGCGGCGAAAACTTCTACGTCTCGCGCGGCGGTTGGGCGCTGGTCGCCATGAACACCACGGGCGGCCTTGGCACGCAAGACTCTGACTTCGGTGACTGGCCGGTCAACGGTGGCGGCTGGCATCGCGTGCGCCTCTATCTACGTCAGCCCTCGGTTCCTGGCGCATCGGATGCGATCTTTCGCACGAGTTTCCGGCGCATGTCGGACAACGTCATCACGGGCCGCATCGATCGGGTTAACTGGCGCCTGCTCGGCGCGTCTGGCAACTATTTCCGCTATTGGCTGCCGCAAAACTATCAGGGCAACGGGTACGGCGACACACACCACACTCAAGTGTGGATGGATGATCCAAACATCATCAAAGGGTCGAGCCGGTTCTCGGTGATCGCGAACGCTGCCAGTTGGGGCGCGGTGACGCGACACGAATTCTTTACGCACAACACATGGACGAACGGCCAGATTGGCGGGCCGTTCTTCCCTGCCGGATGGGGCCTGTACGCGGGTCCGTTCTGGCTCTACCACTTCGATGCGACCGTGAGCATCGACACGCCCGTCAGCGCGACGGGCCAACCAATGCAGGGCGCATAAAATGGCTAACGAACTCGGCAGATACACAGCATCGCCCCCGGCGGCCGATCTCGCCGTGTTCCCTGGCGAAAGCTACGCGAACATAAGCGAGCCATTCACTGCGAGCCCCGGACAGACGATCGTGCAGGCTCGCGCTTACGGCCGTATGTCAGGCGGTGGAACCGCCGACATTGCGCTGTACACATTTGTCGGCGGCGTGCCTGTGACTCGCGTGGCGGTGCTCGGGACTCTCACCTTCACTGGGGTCGATGCATGGGTGCAGACCGGCACGCTGGCGCAGGCGCTCACCAATGGCGTGAGCTACGTGCTTGCCATTGGTGGAGCGAGCGGAATTGTCGCGTTGTCCGCCGATACCGGCGTGACGGGCGGCGCTTCTGCCGACGCGGCTGACTTGCCCTCGACGTGGACCGGAACGGCGAACACGGCGCGCGGCATCTACGTCGCGGCGGACGTGGCGAACACGACGCTGCCGACAATCACCAGCGTTGGCGGTGATGACTCTGTTCACTCGGCCGAGACATCGGTTGCAATCGTGGGCGCGAACTTCGGCGCCTCGCAGGGCTCGGGCTCGGTGGTGATCTCGCCGACGAACAACATCGCCGACGGCGGTGCCGTGACGCAAACAGTCACGGCATGGGGCGCGAGCTCGATCTCGATCTCGGTCGTCAAGGGCGGGCTTTCGCTGGATACGAACGTCTATCTATTCGTGACGTCTGGCACGGGCGTCAGCAACGCCTCGGGCAAGGTCATGCAGATCAACGCTCGCGCATTCATTCGCGAGAACCTGATCGACCTGGCCGGCGCCGCGGTGGCGAGCGAGTCGTCGATCATCATGCTCGTGTGGCGCACTGGCACCGGGCCGTCGGTGGTCGCGCCGAATCCGAACGAGGCGATCTCGGTGTCGACGAACGGCGCCGGACTGGTGAACCAGCTCATCACGCGAGGCTCGCTCGTGATCAACGACCCTGTGTGGGTGGCGTACTTCAAGAACGGCACGCCGGGAAGGGCGGGCGTCCGCAAAATCACGCCGGTCTACGAGTAAGCCATGTCGACGCTGTTCGACGATCTGGTAGATGGCTCCGATGACATCTACTTCGGCGATCTAAACGCGGCGCCGGCCGGCGGTAGTTCGCCGACGATCACGAGCGTGGGAACGCTGCGCTATCTAGGCAGCGCGACGATTGTCGGAACAAACTTCGGCGCCAGTCAAGGCGCCGGGGGCGTGCTCATCGGTGGCGTCGTGCAGCCCGTGACGTCGTGGTCCGATACGAGCATCGTCATCGGACCGATCGCGCGCGGCACGATGCGTTACGGCACGCAGGCCGTAATCGTCGTCAGCGACGCCGACGGCTTCTCGACGCCCTCCGCGCAGACTTTCCTGCCGCAAACAGGGTGGTCCGCTGTCACCCTTACCAACCCGCTCGCCACGTCCGGCCAGCGCATTACGGCGACATCGGACGCCGCGCCCGGCGACCAATACGCATGGGGAGATGTCACCCCCTCCGGAACCGTCACGGTCAATGCTGACGGCAGCTTCACGACCTCTGGGCCTGTCGGGCAGTTCTCGGTCGAGTGCAACGACGGCACGGGGTGGGGCGGATTCGGTACGCAGAGCGTCGCCAACGTCGAAGCGTTCAGCGGCACGCTCTTCGCCTCGCCCGCGAGCTTTCAAGGCTCGTTCGCCGTACAGGTGCCCTCGACCGATCGCACCTTCTCCGGCTCGCTGCTTGCTGGCGCCGCGACGATGGCCGGCACATTCCTCGCATTCACCGGCAAGCAGTTCACCGGGACGCTCGTGGTCGGCGCCGCCACGCTGCAGGGCGCCTTCAATGTGCTCGGCGCTGTCGTCACGCCGTCGGCGCCGGCAACGCCTTCCCCTGGCACCGGCACGCCAGCGGCGAAGGTCGCGATCGTTAACCTCGGGCTGATCTGCCTGGGGGTTTCGACGATCCGCTCGTTCACCGATGACTCGAAGGCCGCGCGCATCGCCTCGCAGCTCTTCGATCACGTACGCGACCGCGAGCTTGCCAAGTACATCTGGAAATTTGCGCTCGCGCGCAGGAACGTGCCGGAGTACATCAGCGACGAGCCCCGCGGGTCGTATCGCTACTCCTACGCGAAGCCGGTCGACTGGCTCGCAACGGTGTGGCTCGGAACGCTCAAGCTCGGCACGGCCGAGGCCGCGAACGAGGTGCATTGCGCGGACTGGTCGCACGAGGGCGAATACATCCTCACCAACATCGCGCCGCCGATGCCGCTGCAATACATCCGCCGGCTCACTGACCCCACGAAATACGACGTGCTGTTCAACACGGCGCTCTCGAAGGCACTCGCGATGGAGATGGCCGACGCGCTCACCGACTCGACGACAAAGTGGGAAAAGGCGCGCGCGGAGTACAAGGACGCGGTCGCAGAGGCGCGTCGCGGCAACGCCATCCTCGACCCGCCACGGACCCAATCGGCCGATACCTGGCTCGACGCGAGGCTCTAAGTGTCTCGCGCGCATCCCGCACA